ATCATTATCACAATACTTATTAATATTATTAGTCTTCCAAAACCAACAAGCTGATTCAATAGCACCTTTCGGAGTACGAACATAATCAGTTGCTTCTTCAGCAGTCATTCCTACAGTCTTACCAAATTCAGTGTAGTTATAGCGCCCCGTTAGCTGTAGAATGCCACCACCTCGAAATGTCCAACCATCACCAGATGCTGTATCACCATTGTCCATACGACCAGCATAGATACGATTAGCAATCTTTTCTGGCTGTCTGTGATATTTTTGAGCATCGACTCCTGCTCTTTTAAAGTACTTACCAAAGATAGCATCAAGTGCTTTTGAGCTATAATTTAGATTTTCAGTAATTGTTTTATAGCTTGCACTTTCATGAGCGGTCTGTGCAATAAAACCTGCTACACGATTAGGTGTAGTAATATCATATTTTGGAAACATTTCCATCATTGCATTGTACCAATCTGACACATCATCTTTGTGTAAAATTGCTGCAACCTGATCTTCTGTAAAATTAAAATCCATCTTGTCCGTACTCCCGTGTATTTTCTACTTCTGTGACGAAATTTTCATATCCGCCTAAGTGTTTATCGTGCCAAAATATTTGGGGCACTGTTCCAAATTTACCAATTTTATTTACTAGACTTTCATATATATCTAAGTCCTCAGCATCTTTATATTCATATTCTAATTTATACTTTTTAGCTAAATTTACAGCTTCTTTACAATAACCACATCTACTCGTACCGTAAATTTTAATCATCGCCTTTCTCCCATATGCACCAAGCTCCATACGCGATAGCTCCATATGCTGCTAGCTTAGCGAATGGTCCAGCAATAAGAACAATTACTCCAACCGCAATCAGCGCCGCTCCATTCCAAGACGTTTTTTCTCCTAGTTTTCCGATAACCCAATCTTTCATTAATTTTCTCCTATGAAATACCTAACATTTCTTTCGTCATTATATAATCACGAACCAAATCAGATCTCACAATATCTTCCCATCCAAATTTGACTACATCAAAAAATCTCATCTGTTCTACAATTTTCATAAATTTTATAATACCATCTTTTTCATCGTCATATTTAAAATCTGATTGCATATAATCACCACAAAAAATAACTCGACAATCTTTACCAATACGAGTTATAACAGAGTCTAATTCATGGAAGTTTAAGTTTTGCATCTCATCAACTAAAATAATTGAATGATCGAATGTGCAACCACGAATATACGAAGTAGATTCAAATTTTATCTGCTTTGAGTGTAACATTTTATTATAAGAACCAAACTCACCGAACAACTCATTACATATGAATTTATACGGTAAGTTAAATGGTTCTCTTTTTTCTTCTATTGTACCAGGCAAAAACCCACCGTCCCGCGTAGGAACAATAGATCTCATAATAGTTATATCACGATAAATTTCAGGTTCATCAAGCATTGCTTTCAAAGCCAAATATAAGCCAATAAATGTTTTACCAGTACCAGCACTTCCTGATAATACTATATTTTTATTTTCTTCCCAAACAGAAAATGCTGTTCGCTGATTTTCTGTAATAGGTTCAATACGAATAAGTTCATCCGCATGTACCTGTAACGAATTATTCTTTTTGGTCATATGTTTATTGTATTACCTTTACCAGAGCCACTCTTTATTTTTCTTTTTAAATCTTTAAAACCATCAGGTGTTTGACCGTACATATCTTTAGTTGCACTTACAAATCTAGGTGCTGAAGGAACTTGAATAATTTCAGGATCATGATTTAACATTTCTTGCAATTGATTCCAACTACAAATCGTGTCCCATCTATTATTTGTTTTAATATTTTTTAATGTGTACGTTGGCACGTTTTTTCAGTCCTTTTCCATTTATTCCATGATTCTTCTACATTATATCTATACATGATATTCCATTGTTTAGATAGACTTGACCAAGATCTGATATATTCTTTTGGCTTTCTACCATTCATGTTCTTATTTACAACAAGTTGAAGATATGTTCCATTCTTGAGACCACCAAATTGTATACTATCAATAACTCTATATTCAATATTAAACATTAATAAGTAACTCCATTAATAAAGTTTTCACCTTTAATTGTGATATAAGCATATCCGTCATTAGGATGAATGTTACGAGAAATGAAACCGGCGTTTATTAACATTTCCATTTGATTACAATACTCCTGATATCTTTGTGAAAAGCCATCAAGAGTTTTAAAATTTCTTACATGGATTGGCTTACGTACACCGTTTTTTGCTTCTGATGCAACGGCATCTTCCAAGATATCAAGTTGAGTTTTTACCAGTTTCATAATGTATCTCCTTTTGTTAATACCTTTATAATACATTTTTGGCTAATTGTAAACAACAAAATACATTTAATTTGAATTTAGTATATTATGTGACATTTATGATACAGTATCGCAGTTCATCAAAGTCCATTTGTAATGCGTTCTTTTGTTTAATAATCTCTAATTCCCAATGGTGAATTATATCACGCTTAGCAGGATTATCGTCTGGTAACTGTAATGCTCTACGATAATGCCCCGCTTCTTCTTTTAAGAGTTTATTAAACTTGCGTGGTATAGAAACTCTACGCACTTTGTCTAACCTCGAACCATTCAGGAATAGATCGGCGAGTCCATGCCATTTTAAACCTATCTTGTTTTGTTTGATAATAATCTTTGTATGACTGTACAATATCATTTTCATTGATACACTGTGGTTCAGCTTTCATAGCCAAAGCAAATGGAGTCATCTGATATTTCCATCCTTCTTTGATATTATTTGGAAGCTTCATAAGATACGATTTTAGTTTTGTTTGAGTAGCATGCGTTTTATCATAGCGATATGTATATTCTTTGCACAACGCAGAGAAATGATCATAGTGCCATTGATAATTATTATCATTTTGCATTGTCCATACCGTACAAGGATGACCCATATGAACTGCTTTGTATAGAACAGCTTCACGATCATCAGGAAGTTTCCAGTATTTGCTCATAGTTTTACCTGACTGAGACTTACGACGAGTTTGTACACCATCAAGCATACGATGAGCTGTTGATAACATTTGTGCAGATTCGACAATCATTTTAACTACATGCTTATCACATTGTAATTGAGCAGCTTTGATTGGATCTTTATCTAAGATGAATAAATTCATAGTACTACCTTTTTAACAGATTATACTAATATTGTATCACATTATTTAGCAAATGTAAACTATTTTATACCACTGTTTCAGCATTAACATTACTAGCGTTGCTAACATTTGTAGAAGGAAATGATCTAAATGGACCCCAAATAAGTCTTACAGCGCCAGCACCTGCATCACCTCCACCTACGCCTGAGCCGCCACCACCGCCACCGCCGCCATAGTTTCCTCCGGCTGAATGACCAAAAGTACTAGATGGATTTCCACCACCAGAACCACCAGTACCTGCACTAGTAGTTGTTGGATGTTGATTCGGAGGTATATTAGCCAGCCCGCCTACACCGTTTGTCCCTTGGCCATAAACACCTACACCCCCGCCTCCGATTGTAAACGTACCGGAGTTTGCCATTGATCCGCCACCGCCACCGCCTTGGCCATTTCCAGCCTGTCCAGTTGTACCAGATTTACCATCTCCACCATCTCCAGAATACCCACCGGCACCACCGCCGCCACAGGCCGAATATGTGCCACCACCTTGGCCATCGCCGCCGTTACCACCGCCATCTCCAACATAACCGCCGCCTGTTGCCCCATTACCACCTTGACCCATTACTGTTGTTGTGTTTATAAAATAACTATGCTGATTTGCTTTGTTTTGACCACCTGCACCGACAACTACTGTATAAGATTGACCTGGAGTAACTGATATATTATTTTTCCAACCAAGACCTCCACCGCCTCCTGCTGTTACTCCTGCTTCAGCACCAGCACCAACAGCCACAACTGATACTTTAGTAAGTCCAGACGGGCATGTCCAAGAATGAGTTCCAGCTGTTGAAAATAAATAACTAGAAGGGTCTGGACCAAAATATAACGAAAATGCAGATGGATAACTAACTGCTGAATTTGCACCATCAGTAACACTAAAAGTAAGACCAAACTCTCCGGCAGCACTTTGCTGATTGGATGGCGTAATGGTAAACACATTATCTGCCTGAGATACTGTTGCTGTAGAACCGAGCGATCCAGTTGTGACTGCATAACTCCAAGTCAAAGCAAATCCTTCTGGATCTGTAGCCACTGCAGTAATTGTGGTTGCGGTTCCATCAGTCGCGAAATGATATGTTGAATTTACGCCAGTAATAGAAGAAGGTGAAGCATTCGTTACTTCAGCAACTAAATACCAACCTGTACCATTCCATGCATATAATTTATTTGTTGCTCTAACAAATGCAGTATTTCCATTGGTTTCAGAAGTTGCTGGTAAAGCTGCAAAAGTTTCATAAACTCTCATGTTAGTTTTTTGACGGCCACTAGCTTCTTCTGCAGTTAAAGGAGCCGGATCAAATGTTGGAATCATATTTGCATATCGGGTTTCAGAATAATTACCCATAATTTATCCCAGTAATTCTGTCGTAGGTGGTGTAAATGTTGAAGTATATCTTGCAAGACCCTTTGTGATTCTAAAATCTTGTATATGCCCTGCAAAAGAAAGATATGATCCATCGGTATATGCTGCATATAAAACATAATCTGTTTGATTTAAATTATATGAGTTTGTTCCACTATCAAATAGTGTCCCGTTATAAAAGAGTCTGAGTGAGGTTCCTTGTCTAGTCATTGCTATATGCTGCCATTGGTTGACAACGAATTTATTTGCCGCGCTAGTAAACGCCTGATTTGTGCTATTATTTCCAATAAACCATTGGTCAAGGCGCATGACTACACCCAACCCGCCGTTTATTGTTGCGCCACTAATAGCAGTAGCCGTCGCCCCCATAGAAGTTGGGTATATCCAAGCCTCTACTGTGAAATCATCTGTACCAATAGGATCAATTGGCATTGAAACATAATCTCCACTACCATCACCATATATTGATCTAGTGTTCAAAAACTTTACTTGAGTTGTAGATGTTGCTGTATTACCAAAACACGTTATTGTACTTTTTTGACTCAAATCTGAAATAGATGTTTCTGGATTGAGTAAGAATTTTGTATTTGTGATTGCAGTTAAAGGTGCGGTTGGTGGTGTAAAGTTTGATGTATAAACTGCTGTGCCTTTGACTACTCTTACGTCAGACATATAACCAGTAACATAGGTAGAAATGTTTGAGCCTGTTCCTATAGTCAAAGGCTCAGTACTAATGATATTTGTTGAATTTGTAACAGTACTACCAACTTGAATTCCGTTAACAAAACATTTTAACTGATTGCCTTGGCGAGTCATGGCTATATGATACCAAGTATCTACATTTAAAGTTTTAGAAAAACTTATGTCAACTGGAAAGGCATTGTTATACTGATAACCAAATTTAAGTGCATAAGTAGAACCGTGTGTATGGTAATAAGCAAATATCCAACCTCCCCTATTAGACCCAATGTAACCACTGTTTGATGCAGTTCCTATAAGATCATAATAAGATGCAGAGCCATTTTGATGGTACAACCAAGACTCTACCGTAAAATCGCCAGTACCAAAAGAAAAACTTGCATCATCTTCTGCCGATATATAATCGCCTGTTCCGTCAAAATACGCAGACGCACCATGATCTGCTTCTGAATATACACCATTATCAAATAATGTGACTGGTTTTTGTAATGTATTACCATTTGCAGTAATGGTATGATTTGATGTAGATTGATCTTTAAAGTACGGTAAGTCACTAAGTAAGAATGCTGTGTTTGTAATTGCAGTCAAAGGTTCAGTTGGTGGAGTGAACGCAGAAGTATAAACTGCGGTTCCTATTACTACTCTAACATCTCTTATATATCCTAGAAAGAGTTGCTGCCGGGCCCATCCGACTTTAAACGATGAACTCCCTCCTATGTCAGCATTTGTGGTTCCAGACGCTATACTTGTTCCATTTAACCAGAGGTTTAAAGAAGTGCCAGATCGTGTTATAGATATATGGTTCCAAATATTTAATGGTGTCACACTAGATGCTTGAATATAATCACTTACTGCATTGCCCCAATCAAAGTATAATTTACCATTCGATAATACCATCAGGGTAAATTCATCATTAGCATCAGTAGAACCTGATCCAAATATGCCTCGGTAACTAGTGTAATTTTCTAAATAAAACCAACCCTCGCAAGTAAAATCACCAGTACCAATTCCATCATGTATATTTGTGCCAGTATCTAAATAATCGCCTGTTCCGTCAAAATACGCAGAAAACCCACCTTGACGATATGGACTAAATGTTGATGCCGTTGCATTGCCAGTGGTAGAAATTGTAAGATTCGAAGCAGAAGCATCGTCAAAAGTTTGATTTGAACCAGTTGCAGTCGCTTTAACTGACAATACAGTGTATCTTGAATTAGCAATAGAAAATGCTAATGTAAACCCGCTTACCGAGCTAACAACTCCATTCACACCATCAGTCACACTAAATGTTAAACTAAAAGTTCCGGCATTCGCGGAATCTGTTGAAGGTGTAATTGTAAATACATTATCTGCTTGAGCTATTGTAGCAGTACTACCTAATGATCCAGATGATACTGCATAGGACCATGTCAAAGCGAATCCTTCTGGGTCAGTGGATACTGCTGTAATAGTTGTGGCGGTTCCATCTGTTGCAAGAGCATAAGTGGCATCAACTCCTGAAATTGCGGTTGGAGATACATTTGTAACAGTAGCAATTATGTACCATCCAAGACCGTTCCAAATATATAATTTATTTGTTGCTACAACAAAAGCTGTATTTCCGGGTGTAGAACCAGAAGCAGGCAAGTCAGCAAAGGTTGCATATGAATACGATCCTGGTGCTGAACTTGCGCTTTTTGGAAAGCTAGCTGATTCAGTTGGATATCTTTTTCTGGAATAGCTTCCCATTTAAATCACCCTATTTAAATATCCATTGTTGTTTGTCTGCTATCTTTATTTTTATGCTTTAAATTTTTAACTGCATCGTTACCTTCTGGAGTTAATTTTGTTAATGCTTTTTTATAATATGTTGAGCGGGTTTTAACATCAACTTTGTCATAAGCATCTTTCTTATGAAATTTAGTTTTACTCTTTTGACCTTTTGGAAGCCCAGCTTCAGCTTTAGTTTGGCTATCAACCATTTCATTATAAGCATGATGTGCTGCAGTAGCAGTTTTAACTAATTTGTGCAAAGTAGCACCGTGTGTTGGACCAGCATAGTCAGCTGTTCTTTCTTCTTCATGATGTGGATGATCTTCATGTGTATGATCATATCCTAGTTTTGCATCATTAATATGTGTTTCAGAAGGATTCTCTTGTTCAGCTTTTTTATGCCTTTCCATTTCATCATAATGGTGGTCTTGAGCTCCACTACCATAATGATGTTCATGATAATGACCGACATGCGAAGATGTATATTCTTTTTCTTTGTGAGTTTCCATATGAGCGACAGCAGCAGCGTGAGCATCTGTATGGAGTTTTAAAGTATGTTCAGCATGAGCTATTCTGTCTTTTGCTTCTGGGGCATGTGCTTTAAGTTTTCCTATATGCTTTTTAGTAGCCTCCACACGCATTTCAGCATCACTCTTACCATGAACAGCTCTACGATCTTTGTCGCTCTCACCATCTATGCTATTTTCTCTAGCAATAATGCGAGAAGAAGCCATGTCGCGAGAATGAGCTTCAGCCTCGTCCACTTTTAGTTTAGTGTTTCCAGCGGCATCTACCCAATCACCTTTAGGATGGGGGGCCAATCTACCTGAATTATTAGGATTATGAGGAGCAGTAGTATCAAAGAATGATCCGTCTTTACCCTTAGGTCGCATTGCGTTTGGATTGTTAGCCTTGCCTTTTTTGGTAATATTATAACTTGCGCTCGACCCTTTTAAATCCGCTAATTTTTGAGCGTTACTTTTACTTTTATTAGCCAGCTCTGCTTTTGCTTTTTCATGTTCAGCATCTTGCTTAGCAACTCTCTTAGCTACGGCGTCCATTTTTGCGGCATGCTTTTCAGGACTATTTTTAAATGCGGTTACTGCTGCATTTTTTGCCTGTTTAAGTTTTGTAAGCAAACCTTTTTCGTTGAGTTGCTTTTGATGTTGAATATCTTCGTTCATCTGTTTAAAAGTTTTCATATCTACCCCATTCGATAATTTGCTAATCTATTTTACTATATTTATACAAATAAAAAAAGGAACAAAACTAATTGCTCCTTTTCTATACTATTTCTTGTAAAGAATTACGCTACCATATCCTCTAATTCATATATCTTCTGATCTAAATATACCTTTTTTGATTCAAGTTTCTTAGCTAAAGAATGGTTACCCTTTTGTTTTATTTCCTCTACATAAGCTTTAAGCTCAGTAGAATCTTTTTGCAATTTCGCTATTTGATTGTTATGTAAAACCATTTTAGTTCTCCTAAAAAAAGACAGACTCTTCCAAAGAAGGCCTGTCTATAAATCTAATTATAAGTATATTTTCCAATCATTATATATTTATTTCTGTATCAAATTCGGAAAGGCTTCGTTTGCTACTGCTTTGGTAACTCCTTTTATTGGGGTTTTGTTAATCATATTAATAATTAATTGTGCTTCAGGAGGCTCAACTGACTCTAACAAAATAATAAAAGATTTTTCTCTTTTTACTTTTTGCATAGAATCGCCTGGACCACCTTTAACAAATGAAATGAAATCTTTGTGTCTTTTATAAAGATTAGATGGTGCATTATAACCTTCATTTGCTTCAAATGGTGGGGGTGGGCCAGCTGGAATATTAAATTGAACACTAGTATCATATGTTCCTTTTAAAATATCTTTTAGGGCCCAGCACTCATTCTTTTTTAATATCTCAATCTTTTCTTTTTTAGATCGAGCTTTTATTACATCATTAAGTATATCACTTATCATTATTATATAAACTCCTGTACACTTTCAACTAACATTCTACAACGCTTAGCTACAAGATATGGGAACACTTTACTTTTATTTCCATATTGATCTTGTTCTACATACTTATTTATAATTTCTTCTTTAATGTTTTGAGGACATTCTGATTTTTCTGTTAAATCTATTAGTTTTTTATTACGTAAATAATTACGATAAACTTCATCACCTAAAGCTTTTGGATCTTCTAAGAGAGCAGCTTTTTTCTTTGATGATAAAGTACCTTGCCGTCTACCTTCTACAAAAACTTTATCGTCAGATAAAACATTTGGTACACCATCGGTGCCGCATCCAGTAAGAATATGCTCTTCAAGATAAAGCCTAGGATTAGGTTCATCTACAAATTTCTTAGTAGATGTTGACCATTGCCGAACATTGCCATATTTTTGTAGTTGACGAAAATCTTTATCAGCTGATACAATCATTACCTCTTCATGATTACCAAACTCTTGAGTCCATTTTACTATTTCAGCAATAGAATCATCAGCTTCACATCCCCATTGATGAATAACTTTATATGGAAAATGTTCTTTTAATTCTTCGCGAACTAAATTTATACAACGAAAAGCTTCATCCCAATCAATCTTAGATTTTTCACGCGATTCTTTGCGCTTTCCTTTATATTCAGGATATACATCTTTGCGCCAATTTCCACCAGCATCGCATACAATAACTATTTCACCATATTTGTCTTTAAACTTTTGACGATACATACGAATACTATTTAATATCATATGGCGTATTAAATTTTCATCAGCATTTGTTAAGCCCATTGCGACAGGGGCAATTGAAATACCTGAGAAGTCAATTAAAATCATAGTTGATTCCTTTCATTATATAGACATTATACCATAGTATTACTCAATTGTAAACCCTTTATTCAGATAATTTTTGAATTAATTTTACGTCAACTTTGCCCTCTTGCATTAATCTTTGACGATTAGCAAGATGTCCAACTTCGACATCAGCTTTTGATTGACCATGATATGGGACAGCATGACCTTCATCAATAAGAATCTCTGTACACATACGTCCGTCTGGCGCAACAAAGTCGCCAAGGACTCTACCAAACTTACCTTTCATATCTTCACCATCTTTATTAATTTCAGTCTTTAATACACCTTTAGCTCCAAGAAGTTCTTGAAGTCTTGCTTTAGCTGCTTTACCAAAAACCTTTTCAACCTTATCGCTGGTACGAGATTCAGGCGTATCAATACCCATCACACGAACTCTTTCATCTGTTAATACAATACCAAATCCAAGATCAATATCTACATCAACTGTATCTCCGTCAACTACTCTATTAATAGTACATTTATATTCGTACATTATTCTTTTCCTTTTACATGCTTTGAATGAATTTTGCATCCAATAAATTGATTATAATATTCATCACTAAAAAGGACTTCACGATCAAATTGTTCTTTTGCCTCGTAATAGCTCATAAGACCTTTTGTCTTACATAGCTTTATTATTTCTCTTTTAAATCTATTTTCTCCATCATTTTCTACAAGCAACTTAACTTCTTCATTTGAGCCATAATAGCTTATCCAATCAGATTGTGCTTTTTTTATTCTTCGACGGGTTTTACCTTTTAAAGGTTTAAGTCTTCTTGTAGACCATAGTGTTTTTTTACCAATGTATTTTTTATTATTTGTTAAATCAGTTATACAGTAAACAAATCCAGCTAATTCATCAATACGAGAATCAGCTGGATCAAACTCTTTATTTTCAAATAACCACAATATAGTATTCCTTAATTACAAAATACTATTTATACACTTCAATCTTCTCCGTCTAAAACCTGAGCATTTACTTCGTGTCCACAGCACGGGCAATATTCTGGCTCTTTATCTTCTTCTGTTGATACTTGTGATTCTGTGTCACAATAATCGCACTCAATATAATAGTGTAACATATAGTATTCCTTACGCTTCGCAACTTGCACAGTTCATAATATCACGAACTAATTCTTGTGCGGGGTTTGCTGATCTTTGATAGTAAAATGTTTTAACTCCTAACTTCCAACCTTCAATAATCAAAGAATTGACATCTTTTGCTGGAATATCTGGATGAATAAGAATGTTTAACGACTGAGATTGATCAATATATTTTTGTCTTCCGCCAGCTTGCTGAACAATTGAAAGCGGTGTAATCTCACTAAAAGTCTTATACACATCTTTTTCATGCTCAGTTAAAAAATCAAGATGTTGAACAGATCCGCCGTGTTTAAGAATATCTACCCATACTTCTTCGTTATTTTTACCATGATCATGTAGTACAGCTTTAAGATGAGGATTACGATATGTAAATTTACCCTTTGCTAAATCTTTTGTAAAGTAATTTGAAGCGAGTGGCTCAATAGACGGAGACACCTGACCAAGAATAAACGAAGAAGATGTAGTAGGAGCTACTGCAGTTCTTGTAAGATTACGCTCTCCAGTACCTAACATACCTTTTGGCTCACCATATTCAATAGCTAATTCTTTTGATGCTTCAAGTGATTTATCATCAATAAATTTACTAATTTTCATAGAAAGCATTTGTGCTTCAAATGATTCAAATGCTATACTCTTCGATTGAAGATATGTATGCCAGCCTAACTGTCCAAGTCCTAAAGCTCTCCAATGTAATGCAAAATTATAAGCAGAATGCATAAACTGAATATCTTTAGTTTTTTCAATATATTCTTCCATTACTGCATCAAGAAACCAAATCATCGTTTCTACTGCGTCAGTTTCAGACCATTCATCAAATGTAGCACAATTCATCGAAGCTAGATTGCATACAAATGACCATTCATCGCTTGAAGGTAAACAAATCTCAGAACAAAGATTAGACGCCCAAATAGGAATATCTTGATCTTTCAACACTTGAGGCTTATTATTATTAACAGTATCACTAAAGAACAAATATGGATAACCACTTTCTCTACGCTTACGAAGTACACGAGCCCATACAGTTCTTTTCTCTGAATCGCCATCTATCATAGATTGCATCCATTCATCAGAGATACAAACACCTAGTGATAGATGCATAATAGAAGAGCCTTCTTCACGACACTCAAGAAACTCCATAATATCTGGAGAATCAATAGGCAAATAAGCTGCAAAAGATCCTCTGCGCACTGATCCCTGAGCAACTACGTCTACTTGCGTCTCAGTGAGATTCATAAAATGCACAGGTCCATCAGCTACACCACCAGATTTAATAGGTTCTCCTCTTGATCGAATAGCTCCAAAGTAACCTGATGTGCCTGCACCCATCTTTGTTTGCATTCCAACTTCAGCATTTTTCATTAAAATTGATGCCATATCGTCTTCAACAAAAACGCCATTACATGAAATAGGCAATCCTTTTTTAGTTCCAAAGTTAGACCATACTGGAGACGAAAGAGAATAGAATCCTCTGCTCATATAACCATAAAACTTATCAGCAAAACCTTCTTTATCAAGAATCGTTTCTGCAGCTTGGGCGATCATTCGCACTCGCTCTTCGGTTGTCATATTTCCATCAATGTATCCACGACTTAAAAAAAGCCGTGAATCATCGTTTGCCCACTCAAATCCCATTATGTAATCCTTTAAAATAAATCATCAGCAGTAATACCTTGACCCTTTGCATATTCAACTGGACGCTTTTGAAAGAAGTCTGTCATGTTAGCACCCAATAATTCTTCATCAAACCAAAAAGTTTGATCAACATCATCTTGATTATATATAATCTCTGAATTATCAAACCCGATTTGATCTAAAGAATCAGACATTCTTTTAGCAATAAATGATTTAAGAATACCAGCAGATAGACCTTTTGTTTCATAATCACCCATAATCCAATCAATCACTTTGCTTTCAGCTTTAAGAGCATCAATGCATTCTTCTTTTACTCTTGATTCGAGTTCTGCATCAAATAATTCTGGATATTCTTCACGCAGGGTATTGATTAATTTAATGCCTACTTGAGCATGTAACATTTCTTCATTACGAGTATATTGTACTTGTTGTGCACAATCTTTCATTACTGCTTTATTACGATTCATATGCATGATAATATAGAATTGACTAAATAAACTTACATTTTCAACAAACAATGTAAATAACATAATGGAATAAATATATTGCTTTTTATCGTCAGCATATACTTTATTATTATATTTACGTAAATAGTCTACACGACCTTTAATTACTTTTTCATTTAAATTTTCTTCAAACACATGAGTCAAATGTAAGACATCAAGAATTTTCTCATATGCCATATTATGAATGACTTCTGAATT